CACAAACAACAAAATGTCTGCGAAATAAAAACCTACAAATCCAATATTTTCTTTTATTGAATTGTAAGATGTTTGTGCGTCAATCCTGACATGTTAGCTGGTGCTAACCCGTCAAGTTCTGAAACAGAAGTAGAACAATCAAGAAAACGAGATTGTCTACTTAAGAACTGAAAGTTCCCCCGCCATGACTAGATTAGTTGATTTTTTGGAAACAACTAATAAAATATCAATTGCGAAGAGACCATAATTAACGCGGTCTGAACATTATTACGAATTTGAGGAATCCTATCTCACAGATTCAATGTTCATTGTCTCAATATTTCGATCATTCTACGAAATTATCTACCCCTTTCTATCTTTGAGACGAAGAGAAAGAGTAGGGAAAATTTGTTTATCTAATGTAACAAATTTCCTAAAATACATGTGGCGTGAAGATGGTGTCTATTAACCCGAAAATATGGTCTAAATTGTCAAATGGACCAAGTACTAAATGGGTGAACCTATAGCGCGTCTTTTTTACAACAATGGGAAAAATCCAGAAGTCTTTTTAACTCCTAAACCAGATATCTAAAAAGGAAGGAATCCTTTCACCTCACGATTCAAGAATCTTATTTTCCTTTTAACAAAAAAAGAAAATAAGGGACTTAAAATCGCTTGGTGTCTGTTTTAAGGAGTCAAGAGAGGATGTTCTAAAGTCCCAAACTCGTTTGTATTAAATGCCCTCGAATCACACAAAGAAAACCTCTGTATGACGTCACCAAAACCATTCGATCTAGAGTACGAAGATTAACTTTGTCTTCGTTACATATTTGGACCTATTAGAAATTTAAGGTTAAATATGTCAAAACCCTGGGAATGTGGAGCTGGTTCGTCATTCGGAATCCTGAAATGTGATGGAGGTTAGAGAAAAGCCGTATACGAATATTTCGATTATGTTTAACGAAATTTCGGTGATTCACTTTTTGAATAACAATAGATAATAGAATGTTGGAGAAATTACGGATCAGATGATGATATTGATCAGGAAGAAGCATAATAAAAATTAGATTCTTAAAGATTTTAAATACCAAAATCAGAAAAGAGATAAAGTTGTGATACATTCTAAACCTAATTGGTTCATAGCAATGGTTATAATGGAGTCTCATTTCCAGATTATGGAAAGATTGACTGGAATCTTTTTATGCTTAGTGTTCATAATACGAATTTTAAGAATCCTATTTATAGGTGTACATAGGTTGTACCCCTCCTAGAACCGCTTAAAATTCGAACCATCACCAAAAGCCATTTCTTGCCTGGCTTTCTCTCAAGACCCTTCTAGAAGAAATTAAAGAAGAAATTGGATAGGAGAGGTTAATTTGTTTTAACCAATACCTCCTTGACTTATTCAAATCAAGATTCATAGATTCTTCTTTCTCCTCTTCTTTAGAAAGGAAGGTTACCCTGGTACCTGGACCATAGTGAAAGGCTATTCTTTGTTTCAGGAGATTTTTCTGCAGCTACTGATAATTTATCAATAAATTATACTTAGTAGGCTCTTGAATTCGTTCTTGAGAACCTGAAAGTCTCATCCAATATCAAAGATGCCTTTAGGGCTAATTTACTTCACTAACTTTTATATTATCCAGAATCTTCAAAAATTGTTAAAGGTCAGTTCATGCGAACTGACTTTGAAGATGAGTTCTAAGGTTATACATAAACCAATGGATAATTAATGGGTTCAGTCCTCTCTTTCCCCTTCCTGTGCTCAGCAAAC